GGGGCCCCTATAAATCGCGCACGCGCACGCACGAAAAACGCGCACGGGGGGCCCACGTTTCGTGGGGGCGGGGTGACGGGTCCCATACGCCAATTCACAATTCCCATCCACTACCACTTTTACTTGCGCTACCCCCTTGCGCACAATTACTCTAGGGTCCCATGCTGTATACCGGAGCCGCCCCATTACCCCGCCACACGTATGCGTATGTGGAGCCGAATGCGATAGGGACCCCCGACTGGCTGCGGGTAGCTTGGTTTGGGTTAGTGAGTCACCCCGGTCGCACTTGGGGGTGTCATGTGATGTTGGAGTGCGGGGCGGTGTACCGGAACGTACCGTTACACAAGCTCGCGCACAAAATCACAGGGTCCCCTTGGGACCCCGCCGACGCACAGACTTGGGATTGCTACGGGCACCACTTCAGCATGTTGGAGTATCCGTTTCTTGAGGGTACGCGGATGCGCACCCGGCTACGGTCTAAGCAGGAGCACACGGGGAATTACTTATTTACTGCGATTCCGATGCTGGATGGATTCAGTCTGGAGCCGGAACAATCGAAGGAGTTTTACTTCATTAAACTGGACAACGGGCGTTATACAGCGCAACCTACGAACCACGTTTTGGTGTTGGATAAATCGTTCATTACTGAATCCAACTGGCCTAAGTTGAAGCGTCAAACTGATGTATGGAGTGTTGACAATGGCAACGAAGTCTAAGGTAAACGCAGCGGGCAATTACACGAAGCCTGAGATGCGCAAGAAGTTGTTTAACGAGATCAAGGCATCTGCCACTCAAGGTACCGCAGCGGGCCAATGGTCAGCTCGCAAAGCTCAGTTACTGGCTAAGCGGTACAAGGAAAAGGGCGGCGGATACAGGGATTAACCATGAAACCCTCACAAAAGTCACTGAAGAACTGGACTGCTCAAGAGTGGACCACGAAGTCTGGAAAGCCCTCATCGAAGACGGGCGAGCGTTACTTGCCGAAGGCTGCGATTGAATCGTTAACGCCGCAGGAGTACGCACGTACAACGGCAGCGAAGCGCGAGGGCAAGGCGAAGGGCAAGCAATTTGTAGCGCAGCCGAAGTCAATAGCGAAGAAGACTGCGCGATATCGATGATTCAGTCTGTCCAGGGGGTTCCTGCACCTCCGCCGTTAGACATGAACGATCCTCTGATCAAGGAGCTGAACAAGCTCCCGACGGATGATTTGATTGCGTACGAGAACCGGCTGAAGTGGGTGAATCAGAGGCATAAGCACCAGAAGCCCCCGAAGGGGGATTGGACAGTCTGGCTCTTGCTGGCGGGACGCGGAGCGGGTAAGACTCGAGCCGCAGCCGAATGGGTGTGGTGGCAGGCTTACAAGGCGCCGGATACGCGCTGGTTGGTGTGTGCACCGACCTCAGCGGACATTCGCGATACGTGTTTTGAGGGTGATTCGGGCTTGATGCAGGTGATGCCTGAGCGTGTTGTTCAAGAGTACAACAGGTCGCTATCGGAAATTATTCTGAAGAATGGTTCGCTAATCAAAGGCATTTCAGCGGAGACGCCTGATCGGCTGCGTGGTGGGCAATGGCACGGTTGTTGGACTGACGAGCTGGCTGCGTGGCAGTACGATCAAGAGGCGTGGGACATGATTATGTTTGCGCTTCGATTGGGGAAACACCCGAGGATTGTAGCGACGACGACACCGAAGCCGAAGGCGTTGATTCGGGATTTGATTTCGCGTGATGGTGCGGATGTACACGTAACGCGGGCGAGCACGTACGAGAACATTGCGAATTTGGCTCCGACTTTCCAGCAGCAATTGCTGAAGTTTGAGGGCACGACACTGGGGCGCCAGGAAATTTACGCAGAGGTTTTAAACCCTGAAGAGCAGGGGATTATCAAGCGCAATTGGGTGAAACTCTGGCCGGCGAAGAAGCCGTTACCGGCGCTTGAGCACATTGTGATGAGCTTGGACACGGCATTTACGGAGCAGACGAGGGACAAGAAGACGTCGGATTCGGACCCGAGTGCGTGTGTGGTGTTGGGATTGTTCTACGAGAACGAAAAACCGAACATTATTTTGTTGGATTGTTGGGAAGACCGGCTAGGGATGCCGGAGTTGATTAAGAAGGTGAAGCGGGAGATGGAGGTTTACTACGGGGAGGACGATCAGAAGCCGATTATCAAGCCGATGTACGGTCCTTCGCGGATGATTAACACGGGTCGGAAGCCCGATACGATAGTGATTGAGGACAAGGGCAGCGGGATTTCGCTCCGTCAGATGCTCTCTAGGGAGGGGATTCTGGCGCATGCGTATAACCCTGGGAAGGCATCGAAGCTGACCCGATTGCACATGGTGAGTCACTTATTTGCCAGTGGGATGGTGTGGTTTGTGGAGAGTGAGAAGCGTTCCGGGCATGTTAGATCATGGGCGGAGCCGCTTTTATACCAATTGTGTTCGTTTTCGGGGGAGGGGACGATCAAACACGATGATTTGATGGATGCTTGCACGCAGGGATTACGTTTCCTAGCGGACAGGGATATGATAAGCGTGAGTAAACCTAAGCCGGTACAGCCGCGACTAATTGTGAACGAGCGTCCGAGGGGAAATCCATATGGCATCTGAGCCGAATGATTTGGATGAAGCGAAGGAAGACCTTGGTGAGATGTTTGAACTTCCCGATGAGGTGTCTGAGATTGAGGACACTGAGGACGGCGGGGCGATTGTTCGTTTTGAAGAGGAGTCCGAGGAGTCTGTTGAGTTGGAGTTTTACTCTAACTTAGCGGAGACGCTGCCTGAGGGCGAGATGGACTCTTTGGCGCAGGACCTTTTGGGTTTGGTGTCGAAGGACAAGGAAGCGCGCAAGAAGCGCGATGAGCAGTATGAAGAGGGAATCCGGCGTACGGGACTTGGAGATGATGCACCAGGCGGCGCTCAATTTCAGGGCGCAAGTCGGGTTGTGCACCCCATGCTTACTGAGGTTTGCGTGGACTTCTCTGCCCGAGCTATTAAGGAGCTTTTCCCGGCAGCGGGTCCGGTAAAGGACTACATTGTTGGCGATCCGACTGCGGACAAGGTTGCAAAGGCATCGCGCAAGAGCCAGTACATGAACTGGCAGTTGACGCAGCAGATGCCGGAGTTCCGTGCGGAACTTGAGCAATTGCTGACGCAAGTACCGCTGGGTGGTGCGCAGTACATGAAGCTGAGCTGGGACTCTGGCAAGCGCCGTCCGGTTCCGCTGTTCATTGGTATTGACGACATTTACTTGCCGTACGCGGCAACGAACTTTTATTCGGCCGAGCGCAAGACGCACGTTCAGTACGTGACGGAGATTGAGTACCGGCAGCGCATTCGCTCTGGGATGTATCGGGACGTTGACTTGGCTCCGACGACGATGGAGCCGGACATCTCGAAGTCTGAGAAGGCGAACAACAAGATTGAGGGTCGGGACGACAGCGCGTACGACGTCGACGGGCTGCGTACGATCTTTGAGATCTATGTCATTTCTGACATAGAGGACAAGTACGGGCTGGCTCCGTACATCGTTTCTCTTGATAAGACGACGGGTAAGGTTCTCAGCATCTATCGAAACTGGCGTGAAGAAGACGACACGCTTGAGGAGATGCAGTGGATCATTGAGTTCCCGTTTGTTCCGTGGCGTGGTGCGTACCCGATTGGCATTCCGCAGATGATTGGCGGACTTTCTGCTGCGGCTACGGGCGCTCTTCGGGCGCTGTTGGATTCTGCGCACATTGCGAACTTCCCTGGCATGTTGAAGCTGAAGGGTGGTCGCGAGGGCGGTCAGTCCGAGCGCATTGATCCGACCGAGGTGAAGGAGATTGAGGGCGGCGCGTTCTCGGATGACATCCGAAAGATTGCGATGCCGCTGCCGTTCAACCAGCCCTCTGAAACGCTGTTCCGACTGCTGGGCTTTTTGATTGAGTCTGGCAAGGGCGTGGTTCGCACCACGATGGAGAACATCACCGACAGCAACGCCAACGTCCCGGTCGGTACGCAGCTCTCGCGTATTGAGCAGGGGATGATGGTATTCAGTGCGATTCATGCGCGATTGCATGATGCGATGGGTCGCACCCTGAAGGTCCTGCATCGTTTGAACGCGATGTACTTGGAGGACGAAGAGGTCAAGGAAGAGCTTGGCGAGTTGATTGTTCGCCGTTCTGACTTTGAAGGGCCGATGGATATTGTTCCGGTTTCGGACCCGAACATTTTCAGCGAAGCCCAGCGGTACGCGCAGGTTCAGGCGTTGGCTCAGCGTGCGGTGGCTTTGCCGCAGATTTACGATCAGCGCAAAGTTGAAGAGCGCATCCTTGATCAGCTGAAGATTCCAAATGCCAAGGATCTGTTGGTTCCTGCTCCGAAGCCGAAGGAGATGAATGCCGTCAATGAAAACATTGCTGCAACTCTTGGGCGTCCGCTATCTGCGTTCCCGGAACAGGATCACCTTGCGCACATCCAGGTCCACTTGGACTATCTCACTAGCCCCGTACTGGGTGGCAGTTTCCTCATGTCGGGGACATACATTCCTATCATTCTTAACCATCTCAAGGAACATATCGCGCTTTGGTATGCGAATCATGTCTTTGAAGTTGCGTCTAAAGCGGTGGGTATGGACATCTCGGAAATCCAGAGGAAAAAGAGTAGTCCGGAGTTAAAGCGCAGCTTTGACCAGATGCTGGCGGCTGCATCGCAGCGTGTTGTTCCGGATGCGGCAAGCGCATTTAGCGCGATTCCGCAGATCGTGCAGCAGGCGATGCAAGTCATGCAGCAGATGCAAAGCATGGCGCCGGATGATCCGAAGACCGCTGCCCAGATGGCGGAGACCCAGCGCAAGGCTGCTGCGGATCAGGCCAACATCCAAGTCAAGCAGGCGGAGTTGCAGTTGGAGGCGCAGAAGGCGCAGGCTGGTACTCAAGAGCAGGCGGCGAAGATGCAGCAGGCAGCGCAGCGCGAGATCCTCAAGCAGGATCGCTTGGATCAGCGTCAGGCTGCTGAGCTTCAGGTCAAGATGGTTACGAACCGCGAGGACAACCAGACGGCGAAGGACATCGCTGCTGCGGAAGTTCTCACGGGTGAAAAGGTTGGTGTTTCAACGGGCACGGGTATTAACCCGTAGGAGTGATATATGGCAAACGATTACGTGAATCAGCACAAGATGCTGGCGATGGGCGCGAAGGTTGACGGGCAGAAGATGGCGAAAAGCGCCCCGAAAGGATTGAGCATGGGCTCAAAGGGAGTCAAGGGCGATCCCAAAGCAACGCCCGCCATCATTAGCAAGGGTAAACAAAACGCATGATTGAACGCATCATTGACGAATTGGAGTTGGCCAAGGCTCGCGTTGCACACGATGCGATGAAGCGGCAACTGGAAGGTAAGGATGCTTCGTTTGAATATGGCAAGGCAGTGGGCACTTACGCCGGGTTGCAGGCCGCGTTAACTTACATTGATCGTCTTCTCAAGCAGGAAGAAGAAGACGGAGAGGATTTCTAAATGTCAGCATTGGATGAGGCTTTTCCTAGTGTAGAGCCGGGATTGGTTCCGTTTGGGTCTCGAGTTCTGGTGCAGATTCGCTCAGCAAAGAAGACTTCTGCTGGCGGTATTATTCTGCACAACGAAACTCGCGAAACCGAAATTTGGAATACTCAG